GAAGCGCTGCAGTTGTTGCGTATACGCTCAGATCAGAAGGGGTCACATATAGTGTACCGCTGTCAGCTATCGGTACAAACTTTGATATCACCCACGCAGAGTCAAACATTGTCATCCCGCCTGCATACTGTGGTATATTCAGGATGCCACCACTGTAAGTAGATGGCCCGGAGCTGCCGGTGGTCGTCAGTGTAAATGTGCCACCCACACCAGGTATCGTGTAGCTGCCATCGGTGGTCAGGTCTATAGTCACCCCGTTCAGTACAATTATTCTATGCGCCACTGCAAAACCCATGCAGATCAGCACTACCGCCAGTAATATATTTTTAATCTTTCTCATCAATATAAAATTTCTCCTAAAGCATTTAAGTCCTGTCCGAAATTGGAATAGTCCTGGGCAAACGCCGGATCATTCTCAGGCACTCCGCTCATCCCCGTTGGCGTGTCAGTGGTTATCGCTTCTACATTCAAAACGTGCTGCATCATATTCTGTATGTGTGTTTTCCACATCTTGAAAAGATCACCTCCGTTGGTATTTTTATAATTCATCTTTCCCTCGGTCATTGTCATTGTTCCACCGCCGCCATCTTTCGCCTGTATTTGCCCATCCGTTACAATAAACTGCGTCTCATTCACCGTCACGCTCACCTTCGTATAGCTATCAGCCCACAGCAGCTGCATCAATTGCCCCGGTCCATCTACTTCCGCTACCACACAGTTTGCATTCACCACCGGCAGCATATACATGCCGTTCACATTGTTAAGTATTACGTTCAGCAGTATTCCGTCCGTTGGTTGGTCTTCCGAATCTGCCGTCAGTTGCACAGTACACATCATCCCTTCGCTATCCACCTCAGTTACCACGCCGCTCATCACCGGAAAGCGCTTTGACTCCATCCCTACAATTCTCCTGTGTTGCTCCGCTATTAGCCTATCCAGCTTATCCGCCATAATTATAAGTTGTAGGCATTTTAAAATTCACCATTGGCCCTATTTCCGATATCCTCCTATAGCCACCCATTCCAAACTTCACCTGGATACTTTCAATTACATAAGTGCCTTCGAGTTCAGGGTATCTGCTGTCTATGATATAGGCATTGAACCCAGGCAATGCAAATGGCACACCGAATGCAGTCAGTTTTCCTTCATATCCTATATAGTTCATGAAGTACTCTTTTTCTTGGGCAAATTTTTCAACCGTTGCATTGTCCGGCACATGGTTCACAAGGCTTTGTACTTTCCTTTTTGCAAATGCCGCTTTGCTTTTTGTATTGATCACAGTCCCTGATGCCAGCTTGCCATTCATAATGATTTGCACAGGCTCACTTGGTATTCGGGTTTTTAGCTGATTGTCCTTTACTGTATTATATCCTATCCTGTATCCTACGCCCGGCTTTCCGAAAAAGCTCTTGCCTTGGACGGTTCTGCTACCTACGCTGCCATTCAAGGTGAGAGGAGTACTTCCACCTCCTGCTGCATATCCGGTATAGGGTAGCCCGCACCACAGCGTAGTTGGGGTAATAAAGAAAATAGTAAGCGTATGATCACTTGCCTCCTTGATATAATCACATATCCTCAGCCCGTCAGCATTTACAAGACGGATTCCGCTCAGTGGAAAATCTACCGGACATTGGACAGTAATATCAGTTCCTTGGCATGCCAATTCCAGCAATGCCTTTGCGCTGGTATTTACTTTAGTAAAATTTGCATTGATAGCATTGTTAAGACGCAATTGCCTTACATAGCCCTCACATTCCACCACCAGTGGCATTGCAAGGTCCCTGCGCTTTACAAACCCCACAAACTCGTTATTCATCTGCCCGTTATACCCTAAATTAATAGTGATTGGATCACCGTCAGCAAACTGTGTACCGGTGGTCACCCAAACAGGTGTACTTCCGTTCTTAGGTACAAATCGGGCTATACTTGGTAGTGTCAGCTTTGCAGTTTGAACTACGCTATGCAGGCTCTTATTAATAACAATATCATGCACGCCACTGAAAGTAAACGCCGGAACAAGGCTGCTATTGATCGTCACACTGCTATTTATTCTCTGCCAGCTCATTTTTATATTTCAATTAGACTAAAAGGCGTCTCACTCAGCATTTTAATAGTATAGGCTTGAATGCTCTTTGTACCTACTTCAAATGGAAAATCACATTCTCGTATTGTTACCCAGTCACTTCCATCGCGCTCAGGGCGTAGTAAGAATACATCTGTCAGCACATTCTTGATACTGACTGGTTGGTTACACTCAAACAAATTCCGCAGGCTGATAATATCCTTCTCCGGATACTCATCACCTACCAGGTCCAAACAAAAACCCTTTATATTGATCTCATATGCCTTAATACTGATCAATTCGCTTACAAGCCCGTTTACCTCCGTCATTTCCGTGTCTACAACATGCTTTACTGGCTTTATTGACACAACGGGAAACGGAAGGTTATAGACGACTTGTTGGCCACTGCTATTTGTATAGGTCACTTGCACCGGCATAAAGTATTCGCGCCCACTGGCGTCATCATCATAATAGGGAGCGCCATAGGTTCCGAACTCCGTCCGGTCAAGCTCTGTTATACCACCATCACCCTTGAGAGCAGTCACAGCCGGTGCAAATGCACTCGCAGGTACGTAAAAAACCTTATCAAACAACTGTGCAAGGAAATCAAGATTTACAACCGGAGAAGTATAGTTATTCATTTGTATATTTTAGTGCAATCCGGGTATCCCCTTCAGCAATTCATAATATTGTTCCTTAAACCCTGCGATCACTTGTTTTGCTCCTTCGGTTGCGCTGTTTACAACCACTTTTTCCACAACGAATTTTGCCGAAATATGTATTTGTTTTGGGCCGCCACCAATGATGCTATCTGCTGCACTGCTCAATCCGCCTTCCCCCGGTTCTTTTGCCTTACTGTAATTCGGGTTCTTGACTCCGTACTTATCCAGGAGAGCGCCATTTAAATCCTTCCCGGGATCAACCATATTATTTAGGTCCCACCCAAAGGCATACTCTGCAGGATGACGCTGTAAGTTGTCACGTCTAACCTCTGCCGCATATTTGTCTCTTAACCCCTGCGAATAAGCATCCGTGCCCATCTCTATCAGTATGGCATCCGGTACGGCTAGATCCCACCCTGATTTAACCTTCCACAATCCCATCGCTTCACCGGCCTGCGCCCCGAAGTACATTACGGCCACCGGTATTATCGCGCTGCTCACGCCTGCAGCAAACCCACCGGCAAGACCGGCAGCGCCCAAACTGGCTCCTTCAGCTGCACCCATCGTGCTGATCGGCAATGCAAACGATGCCTGCGAGGTTGCAATTAGCGCTTCACGCTCAGCAAGGCCCATTCCTGCCCATTTCAACCCCAGGCCCTCCACTACTGCGCCCTGCTCGGCAAGTGCTGCGGTTTGCGCCTCAACAGCCGTAGTATTCTCTATTGTTGCTGCAGTCTCTGCTCCCACACTTGCTGTCCACAACCAGTTAGCTGCAGTCATGGCCACCGTTCCCACCTTCCAGGCAACATACGCCTCCACACCCACCTTTATTACGCCCACCCATTTGCCCAGGGTATCAGTATTATTGCTCACCCAATGCACCATATCGGCAAAGTCGTGTATCACGGCTTCCAATGCCGGTTGCATTCTTTTCAGGTCTTCAGGAAGCCGCTCTACAAGTGGCATAAACGCTTTCATCACTTCAGCTTCTGAAGGAAGCAACGCCAGCCCTAGTTCTGTCTTCGCCTGTTTTATATTGGTGATCATTTCCTTATACTGGCCACCTGGCGTTTCCAGTATCCGGTTTTGCATATCATGAAAGCGGCCACCCTCAGCCACAGCATATTCCATGCTTTTACGCAGGTCATTAAATGAAAACTTCCCTTCAGCCATCCTGGCCGTTAGGTTTGTCATGCTTTCCCCCGTAACCCTTGCAGTTTCCACCAGTGGGTTAAATCCGGTAGTCCTGAGTATGCGCATCTCCATGCCGCTCAGGTGACCCTGCGATTTGGCTTCGCCTAATGCCAGTATCAGGCTCTGCATCTTTTGGTCATCACCCATGCTGATATCTCCGAACTCCTTCAGGTCCGGTAATATATTTTTCATGGTTTCCCCCATCCCCAGCAGCACTACGGCCTCGTGGTTCAATTCAGGGCCAAATAAACTTTTTGGAATGTAATTATGTATCTGCTCGTAAAGGTCCTTACCTGCATCATCACCGGCCAGCACTTGCATTTCTAGCTGCAGCTTGCCTTCCTCCATACCGCCGCCCAATACGTCTTTTATTTGTTCCTTCGCGAAGTCTGCTGTTTTTTCCACCCCCCTGGCCACCAGTTCACCAAGTGCCATGCCGCCTATCAGGTGCACCTCGCTCAGCCGCTCCATTGCGCCGGTGAGCCCTTCTACCGCGCCGGTTGCTTCACCTATGCTTCCATGATCCACACGTATCTTGCGCTCGTTACCCAGGTCGTCCAGCCCTTTTGCAGCCTTGCTTATATCGTCATGGATACCCCCAAAAGAAGAATGAGTGGAAACAGCCGCTTTCTGGATGCCACCACTCAGTTTCTCGTTTAGTTCGAGCGTGAATGTTACTATATCGCCCATAAATACATTAGGTCATTTATATGGAATTCCCCGTTTTTCAATTTTAGCCCTTCGCCTGGCTCTGTCGCTTTTCTTCCTTCCTGATGTGGTTCATGATCGCCACCCTCGTTGCCAGTTCCTCATCTGTAGCGTTCTTAGCATCAAAACGCGGAAAATAATACTCTACTACAGTCTCGATATATAGGGGAGAATCGGTATCGAGATTTTCCTCCGCTTCCCCTATAAGTTTACCAGACGCGCCTTAACACCATTCATCTTCGCCCTGATCTCGCTTGTCATTCCAAGCCACTCTGGAGTATCAGTAACAAACACATCACTACCGCCCAGCCAGAGAAGCTCCGCAAATACCCTGACAGTGGCCAGTGGCTCTTTTGCATCAGCTTTAGCAAGTGCAGCGTTTACATCTCCGCGAAAAGGATTTCTGAAATAGCCGATATGCTTTTCATTATCATCGATCACTTGGAATATCCCCCTCAGGTGATTCGCCTTCCACAGTTCTATCTGCTCAGGTGTTACTTCTCCTATATACATAGGTTTTTGCGACTCGGTCTTATATTTTATAGTATTGTCTTTTGTCATAAAAATGCTGTTTAAATGTTGTTTTTGCACCCCAAAACCCCGCTTCAGGGCGGGGCAATTTGGGTACTTTATCTCCGTTTTTAAGTGTTCATCTTATGGGCATTAAGGCACCGTCACCAGGTCCGTAAAGTTCCCCTGGCAGTCCATTACCATTTCGGTAGCCCCTTGGTCCCAGCCTTTCTCATATGAGCTGATCTTAAAGCCTACCCAGGTATCCTGCATTACAGTTCCACCTGGAGGCAGGTAAGTGATCACTACACTTATTACCATGCCGCACACGCTCTTTGCGCCTGCAGCTTTAGCTGCCACGGTCAGCGCAGTAAAGTCTCCCAGCAATAGCTTAAAACCTCCGGTATAAGCAATATTACCCGGCTGTATGGCACGAGGCTTATTCCCTGCGGCATACAGAGGCTTATCGGCCCAATTCTCTTTATACTTATAGCCGGTACATTTTCCGCTCACGCTTCCACCTGCAGAGAAAGTACCATTACTCCAGGTAGCTTCTTCATACTCATTAAACCCTATTTGGCTCATAAAAACGATTTTTTACTTTTTAACTTAAGTGCATTTTCAAATTTGCACATATTCAAATTTTCAAATTACCTACGCCGCCAGCCCCAGTGTGATCTGGATATTCACAGCATACGCCACACCATTCACCACTATCATTATAGCCAGGAGGCCGCTCTCAGCAATATTTTGTGTCAGGCTTATGCTGCAGCTCGCACTCGTACAATTACCCGGCGCCACCATATTAGTCTGAAAGTCATTATTCGTCTCCTGCTGCAGGTTTCCCGCCCAGCTCGGATCAATGGTCCCGTCTGCCTGCACTGGCACCTCGTCATCTACCTCCTGCAAATACCTTGCGTAGGCTATGATCTGCGCCTTATCTATCACGCATCCTGCCACTAGGGTATTATAAGTGTCGCTTGTGGCCGTACACATCGGCACCCCTGAGAAAAAGTAACCACTGGCCTGCGGATAAGTCTGCACAGTAGCAAATCCCTTAGTCACCATGGTAGCTATATCACCGCCTGCAGCCTCAACAGTCTCAGTACCTACATAGCATTCGCTTATACCTGGCAGCGGCCCGTTCTTTACACGGCTGCGCTTCCTTTGCACCGGCAATACTGCATCACAACCAGCCGTAAAGCCAAGCGCACATGCCGCGCCACCACTATAGCCACTGGATGGCTGTAAGTCCCACAGCAGCAGCTCCACACGGTTATTGGTAGTCCCGCTGGTCATATTCGTAAGGTTACCTACAGTTCCGTCATAAGAAGTAGCGCCTATTATGCACCTGAATGGCAACTGTAAAGCAGCAAAAGCTGTAGCCATCACCTGCATATTCGTAACTGCAGTATAGCAGGCAGGGTTAATGCCTGCAGTTATATCAGCCACAGTCACCACCGTATCATCGCTCATAATATACAGTTTCTTTATAGGCAATCCCGCCGTCTTGGCATAATTCAATAATACCTTCGCGCTGGCGCTGTTCGTATTATCGGCCATATCAGCTACCGTCATAGTATTGGGTACAAGCATGATATACAGACCCGCATTCACCGTCCCGGGCACACTGTAAAAATCGCTGATCTGCCGGTAAGCAAAAGGATTGTTCGCCAGGGTAATTGCATTTGCCCCGCTCGATGCGCTTGCCAGGCTCGTCACATATATAGGCGTGCCCAGGGTGTACCCACCTTCTTCAGTAACCCCTGTAAGCACCATTCCGCATATTCCGTCATTAGTCTGCAATGACTGCCCGATGGACGCCTGCGCGATATTGATCGTAACTGTACCACAAGCAGTCGTCCGCAATCCATACTTCAGGAAAAACGTATTCTTAGGCTTTGGCAATACTATCGCCAGCACAAGGATCACCGCAAACAAAACATGCATAAATGGAGAAGCCCCCGCCAGCAAAGGCATCATTGCCACCCCTATCAAAAATTCAAAAAACCCTTTCAGTTTCATAACTATTCTATTTAAAGTGCATTTTCAAATCTGCACATTTTCAAATTTTCAAATTAATTTAGGCAGTAGGTACAGCAGCCAGATTCTGTGCGGCCATTGTCGCGTCAAACTCAGCATTCTCCAAAATTGCTTTCGCATCAGCTATAGCAGCTGTGCAAGTATTTACCAACTTCTGAGCAATGCCCTTTGCTGTCTTATTTGCAGTAGACGGCAGGACGCCCAGCGCAGCTTGTGCATCGGTCAGTTTGCCATTAGCTACATTATATGCTTCCTGGGCAGTCACAAGTGCAGCCTGCGCCTTATCATTTGCCTCGGTTGCCTGGGCCAGCGTCAATTGAGCAGGAGCCGGAACGGCAGCAGCAGGAGCCGGAACGGCAGCACCTCCAGTCGGAGGCACACCCACAAGTGCCCTGCTCATATTGGTTACCACACCTGCAGCTGTAATTGCCGCTTGTGTGGTCGCATATGCCGGAGTGCCCTCTGGAGGCATCACTTGAGGAGTAGCCTTTTTCATAAGGTTTGCCGCATGCCGGTTGGCATCAGTAGATGCCTTAAATGGAAGGCCATCGCTGGTCACATACATGGCGTCAAGCGTTGGATTACTCCTGAACGCTGCCTGTATGTTATAAAGTTTCTTATTTGGAGCTGCCATAAAATGGTATTAAAAATGTTATTGTTTACTTACCCCTTTCCCGGAGTGAACCGTTTGTTAATCACTATTTTTTGCTTGCGCTCTTCTTAGCTGCTGGTTTCTTCTTCTTAGCAGTTTTCTTTTTCGCTGCAGCAGCTACATCACGCTTCTCGTCTTCAGGTGTTACCACTTCTGGCTCTTTATCTTCCGCATCAATGGGAACCTGGATAATGTCACCCACATTGATACCCTGATCCTTAAATTCCGGATTTTCGATCATGTCTTGTTCTGTCACCTCATGGTCAAATGTAGCCGGTGCCGTTTCGCCACCATTGGCTATCCACTCTTCCACCTCTTCCCGGGTGATATGGTCCACTGTAGCATCCTTTGCCTTACCGATGCTGTTATTGGCAGCCCATTCGCTCAGGTACCCCTTATCCACGCCACCTATCTTTACAAACCACAATTCTTTGGCATCCTTATGGCCTTCGAAATATTTCGATCGGGCATTATTGATCTTCTTCATAAAAAAGAGTGTTTAATTATTGTTTAAAAGCTATTTAAAACCTTGAATTTTTCCGTGTCCCCTCTGCCAGTATATACAGCATCCATTGCTTCTGCTCGGCTGTCCAGTTGCACTGCTTTTCATGCAGGGTATCCATATACCTTGCAGGCGTACCATCGCATGCTCTGTTCGGGAAAATGTAATAATCCCATTCATGCGCACTTGGTATGTAGATCACCTTCCAGCAGTACTCAGGCACCACTACTTTATCCGGCCCTATCGTCTTATCGGTCCCATACCAGCCTATATAAACCTTGATGCTGTCATACTTGGTAGCGAGATCCCGCTCATTGCCCTCTAGTGCCTTCCAGATGCCTCTGTTTAGTCCCGGAGCCTGCGGTATCATATTTGTATAGTAAAAGCACTCAGCCATTGCTATCGAATCGCAAATGTTATCCTGCGCGCTCATGCAATGCCCCTGGTCATACCCGCTGTGGTCATAATCTTTCCCCAGCGCCGTACCATTCACCTCCGGATCAGCCTTAAAATTGTTTGTCCTGGCCAGCCGCTGTGTTTGATCACAATCAAATGAGTAGCTATAAAGCGTATAAGTCACCAATATTGGTACATGGCTACTCTTTACAAATACCGTAGTATAAGCATCATGCTCCACCTTTACCGTGTCCTGTGCATAAGCCGATCCGGAGATCACCGCAGTACCACACAACAATAACATGCTCAAATACGCCCTCATAATACTTTTTTTATAAGCTAATAATCACATCAGCTAATCAGCTAATTAATTCTCCTCCCGCATCATCATACCACTTTTCCACTTCTGCCAGGCTATGCTCCGGCTGATGGCATCCACTTCCCGGCAGCGATGCCCATATCTCCCGCACCTTGTTTATTGCATCTACAAAATATCCTCCCTGCACTTGGAGCAGCGCTCCCTTCTCCCGGATCAGCTCCAGCGCCGCCAGGTTCTGGCTCTCCTCGCTGAAATCAGTAAGCTCCAGCATCTGCTTCAGAGCCACCCATGTAGTCCAGGTAATTTGATAGGCTCCCGCCGCACTCGTCTTGATCACCTTGCCCTCCTTATTCTTGTAATTGAAAAAGATATGCGGATGATCAGCCATTGAATCAAACAATTTGCCACCAAACATCATACGAAAACCATCCTTACCTACAGTGCCTTCACTGTGGCGGATCATTTCCAGGAACGCCTTAACGTTCTTGTTGCTTAATGCCTCTTTTAGTTGATCAGTCTTATTCATATCCATTTGTCAGTTACCGTCCTTATTATCGCCTCCAGTTTCGGAGGTAAATGTGTCAACTCGTAATTTATATCCACCGCGTATTCCTGTAGCGCATCCAAAAGCTCCTGCCGTTCCTCGACCCCTATATTGCTATCCTTCAGTATATGCTGCGTGCACTTTTGTTCCTCTTCCCTGGTAAGGCTCTCTACACTGCTTGCTGCTGTCATCCCGCACCACACAATAAAACCGCCAAATAGGAAGGCTGCTACAGCCCAGTACCACTCACAGCTCACATCTGGCATTATGCAGCTTGGCTTTTACTCACTGCATATAAAGTCTGTGCAGCGCTGTCAGTTTCCAATTCTGTCAACTTAGAGTCCAGTGCCAGGAACAACCCGCTCAGCAGCTTCAGCAATCCCGCATGCTGCATAAACGGACTCAGCGTCTGCAAGTACTGCACCAGTTGCAGCGCCTGCGCATTCAGGCTCTCACCTGTAGCCGCATTAGCATCTATCTTGGTGATCATCGGTATAGCTACACCCAGCGCCTTGCTGATAGCTGTCACAATCGCCGCCTCCCAAACACCGGCTCCCGGTATCATATGTTCTATTGCATCCTCTATCAAGGCAGCCTCTGGTGTTTGCAAAGCCGCTTTAATGGTATTACACACTTCCAGAGCTTGTGGCCCGTAAGTCTTCACAACAACAGGCACCACTTTAAAAAGTTTCTCCAGCTCCACCTTACTCCAGTCAATGATCTTTGTAGCCTCAGTCATAACTAAAAAAATTACCTGTTTATAGATACACCGCTTAAACCGGTGATATGAACATTTTTATTCGTACTGAACCCGTCAATGAAATAATGCTTCTTCCCCAGGAACCACTTACGCTTCCAGAAAGTCGTAATGCTCACCGGTATGGTCAGTTGGTAGTGTACCTCAGTGGTCACGCTATCCACAAACCCCGTCTCTTGCATATAATCATCCTTGTACTGAAACATATAGCCCTTCCAGCCAGCGGGTTTACCCGATATTATATCCTGCTCACCCACCGTTTGGGTTCCCGTAGTAAACGAGCCGTTAACCTGGCTTACCACATCGGTCATATCTTTTAGCTGGGCATTTCTCAGGTGAAGCACCGTGCACAGGCTATCTTCCTTCTTTTTGTAAAATATCTTGATAGCTGCTTCGTCTCCCAATATCAGAGCCTTTTGTGCGTGCTCCTGGTCAAACTGGTCCCGGTAGTACTGCACACTATCAAACCGGTGCTTATTAATATCAGCGATCACAGAAGTCTCCTTCTTAGCCGCCTCTTTAGCCGCACGGTCCGCATCCTTATGCTTACACCCACGCCCCATAAGAAGCGTAGCTGCTATGCCAAGTAATATGCCAAAGAATATTTTACCTAAATTCTTCATGGTTTTTTGTCTTCCTGCTCTTTAGCCAGTAAGTCCGTTTTGTCCTTGCTCCCCTTGCTACTCCCCCATCTATAACCTATCAGGAACGCCCCGTTTGTTGTCAGGAACGATATCACTATTGTAGCCTTATTTAGGTCCACGTTCTTAAGGAGTGCCAGCAATCCAAAGCCGATCAGCGAAAACAGTATCGCTATGATCAACACACCGAATAAATAATCCTTGTTCTGGTTCATTTGCCGTCCTCCTTTTCCTGGTCTTTTTCCTTATCCGTATCACTTCCCTTACCATCCTTGATCTCCTTACGCAGCAGCCTGTTACGCAGTATATAGTGGTTTACAAGTACCACCGCCGTTGCTATACTTCCCACACCGCTCAGCACACTCACCGTGTCTCCCAGTGAAAAATGATTTGTAAAAGCGCTCAGATCATAATGAAACCCCGAAAACTTCACACAAGTGATATGCAATACCACGCATACCATAAACAAAAATGCCCCATGTATACTCTTATGATGTTGGCTTCCCAGGTCTATTTGATGATGCACTGCTACTATTTTACAGGTTATAAATACTTACTCGATCCTTACCAGGTGTTATCGTATCAGCGCAGAGGTCACACAACCCACGCTACTCGATGCACTCGGCACGATCGTCCATAAATATTTCACTGCCGGGTTACCCTGTACCGTATATTGTATTACACTTGGCACGGTGAGGCTCGTAGGCACTACCGTATAAGCTACCACCGCACTCCCATATGACGGCCCCGAAAAAGGCCCGTAAGTACCATTTAGGTCAGCCGCTTCGTACAGCGTAGCTACCACAGTGGGCGTTCCCGCTACCTTCAGGATATCCGCTTGGAAGGTGATACTGTTTAGGTTACTTAAACCCGGAGCTGTAGTATACCCCTTGCCCAGGTACAGCCACACGCTGTCATTATACGCCACATTTCCGCTCGGGAAAGTATCCACCGGAGTGTAGAAGGCCGGAAAACTACCTTTTGTATAAGACCCCGGTAGGCCATTCGTGCCCCAGCTCGGGGTATATTGCGCCTGGGCGTTAGTTCCAGCCGTGAGTAAACAGGCAGCCATTGCAACGAACAAAATAATCTTCTTCATAAAACGATCGTTTAAATATTATTGTCTTTTGCCGCCTATAGCCCGTGCCTGGTTAGGCTACGGGCTATAGGATCGTATGAAAAATCCTTTTATCTCGGTTTAAACTATTAAGCAGCTGCCTGCACTATCGCTATCACACCAGCATTATCAGCCCTTCTACGCACACCACCCATACGGATCAGCGCACTGTAGATATCGCCATAATACAATGGGTCCTGTAAGCGCTGGAACAATTTCCGCTCACCTATCGCACGGCTCACCGTATTCTCCTGGTAGCAAAGCGCAAACTCATTATCGGTTGTTCCGGCTGCAGTCAGGAAGTCATTACTTACCAGGTTACCGGCGCTCAGCGCTGCCTGCACAGTACCCACTGTTGCACGCTCTATGATACCAAATCCGGCAAACTCACCCACCGTACCGGTGATAGGATCATATGTCCTGGAGAAGTCTTTATACTGCGTACCATTAAGGCTGTTGATGAACTGGTCCAGCATTTCGCTGCTCAGCAGGCAGTAACGGCCTGTCTTCAGCACCTTTTGTTTATTCAGTGCCTTTTGAGCCAGCTGCAGCTCGCGGTATGTCAGCGCCAGGCGGTTACCCGTCTGTCCGGTTACTGTAGATGTAGTTGCGCCGCCTATCGTATTGATCACGCTGCCACCGGCACTGGCCAGTGAGCCGTTCAGGCCATTGCTCCATTTATGGATCATATCATCGGCCATACCCTCTATTAGGTATCCGAAGTGGTCATTGATAAGGCTGGCTACCTTATCATAGCTGATGGTTTCCAGGTCTATATCAGGCACATGCGTAGGCACAGTGCTGTAGGCATCCAGCGAATAAGTAATATCGCTATCAGTCCTTTGCACAGCTACCTGCGGATATGTCGCATTATTTTTCATCACCGTTGGTGCTGCACCGGGCTGTGGTATATGCACCAGGCTATTGTTCACCACAAAATCATCATCGCTCCATGCTTTCTGAAGAAACATATTATCTTTCCACAGGCGCTCAATGATGTAGTCCACCCATTTTTCTACCTGCACAGCATTCATCACCGGCGTGCCTTTTGTATCGCCGCCATGAACCGCACGGCTCAGCGCACTGATCGCAACTATTAAAATGGCCACTGCAAACGTCACCAACGGCGGTACGCCGAACTGGTGCTGCAATACCGGCGCCCCTGTTCCCATAAGAACCATAAAGGCCACTAACGAAAGGAGTGCTTGTACTCCGCTGATATTTTTCTTCATTGTTATAATTATTAGATTTTAAAACTTTTTGTCCTGGCTTTGTGCTCCCCTTTAGCCCCGGTGGCGTTGGCACCCTTCACCTACTTTGCTTTTTCCACCTTTGGTTCACGGCCATGTTTCGCCTTATACAGCTTCTTATACTCTTCGGGATAGCCGTCACGCACTTCTGCCAGTCTGCCCATCCGGTGCAGATCGTCATAGCTCTTATCGGCAAGTTCCTTTGGCAGGCCGTCAGTATTCTGCTGTAGCGCATCCACTACGCTAGGCATCGGCGTCATGTCCTTTACCAGGTCTTCAAGTTGATCAGGCAACTCGGCAAACTGTTTTTCAAGTTTGTTACGGGTAGCTACATTAAACTTCTTGTCCTCAAGACCTTTATCCAGGATGGTCTTTATACGTGCAGCTGCTGTGTTTTTACGCTCAGTAGCAATATCAGTATTAGCCTTCTCCAGGTTAGTTGTCAGTGTCTTGTTTTCATCAGACAAACCTTGTATGCCTTTTATCACTGCATCAGCAGTCGCATCATCGCCAAGGTTCAGCAATGACAAAAGTTCCGGCGTTACCGGAATCGTTATTTTGGCCATATCCTTCAGTTTATTTTTTAAATCAATAGTAAGCTCGTCTAGGTTGATCTCATTGCCTTCCCCATCATACAGCTCAGCCTTCATAGCATTGCGGTTAGCAGGATTGTCCACAACACTGGTTTCCTTGTTATACCAGTTAGTAACAACGATGATCGGATTCTCAGGATCAGCAGCGTTATCCTCCAGGTGATATTCCTTGATACACAACTTACCTACACTCGCGCTGTTCAGTAGGCCATCAATGATCTCATTATAAGTACGCTCTCCCCGGGGATGGTCCATGTTCACACTCGGATAAGCAATCACCTGGTCACCATCAAGGTGTATATCTTCCCACCTCAGCAGCACACCATCATCAGGTTTATGGCCGTAATAACCTATTGGGTTTTTAGCATACTCGGCCATATCATAACCGCTCGTCATCATGCGCATGTTATACACATTCACGCTGCTGTCGCTGATCACAAACTTTTTGCCTGTCGCTTTTAATGCCATATTCCCTGTGGTATGAGCGTAAAATTGCAACTCCTGAAACACGCTACCAAACAGCATTATAGCCGTTCATGACACAAACACAATGACGGTGCATTATTCGCACCGTCATTGTTATTATCCCAATTTAAAAGCCACTGAAAAATGAACTTTGTTTCCACACGCGCCCCCCGACAACGTCGGGGGCAAAGCGGAAAACATTTTTTATGGCGAAACAAGACCTGCTCACGCACCAGAAAAAGGAATGGGCCAAAGAACTCTACATACGCGGCAATAACACTCAAAAGGACATTGCCCTGAAAGTCGGTGTCACGGAAAAAACCATGTCCAACTGGGTAAATGATGGCAAATGGGACGGCATGCGCAAAACCCTTCTATCAACAAAGCAGGAGCAGCTTAACATGCTATATGAAATGCTTGACCTCCTCAATAAGGAGGGCGTTAAATCCCTGCAGGACAATGACCCCAATACAATGCCGGATGCAGACCGCATTATCAAACTTACCAACTCCATTAAGAAACTGGAGAATAGTACAGGCATAGGTGAAATGATTGACGCCCTCACTGCTCTTATATCATTCGTGCAAAAAGAAGATTTCGAAGCATCCAAGCTCATCAACATTTGGTCCGATCGCTTTATTAAAGACCGTTTAAGCACCATTAAAAATTAGTATGAATACCACATTATCCTCCATAGATAAGCGCAAGGTTGAAACCTGGGAACAGTATACCAAAAATATTGCTGCCAGTACTCCCGTCGATTTATCTGAGACCTCAAAGGATAAGCGTGCCCGCATATCTCGGCTCGAAGCCGACCCGGAGGAATGGTATAAATACTACTTTCCGAAATACACATCCAAACCCAATGGCCAACCGATACCACCGGCACCATTCCATATTGCAGCTTCAAAGCGGATAATAGACAACCCCGAATGGTACGAAGTGATCATGTGGAGCCGTGAGCTTGCGAAGTCCACGCGCACAATGATGACCACATTCTATATCACACTGGTAGGCCATCTTGTCCACAACGAAGCAATACCTAAAGATGCAAAACAAAAATTACCGCCGTTTGTCCGTCAGCGCAAACGTAACGTCCTTCTAGTAAGTAACTCCTCTGAAAATGCACAGCGCCTCTTGCTCCCATACAAAGCAAATATGGAGTCCAATGAGCGCATTAAGAACGATTACGGCATACAGGAAAACTCCGGAGACTGGACCGACAAAGAATTTATCACACGCAGCGGCATAGCATTTCGCGCCCTCGGCGCTGGGCAATCCCCACGCGGTTCCCGTAATGAAGAGATACGACCTGATGTGCTGCTCGTAGATGATATCGATACGGATGAGGACTGCCGCAATCAGGAGATCATAAAAGCGCGCTGGGCATGGCTAGATGAAGCCCTGATCTCAACCCGTTCCATATCCCAGGATACAACCATTATTTTTTGCGGTAACAAGATCGCTCTTGATTGCTGCGTAGTTCGCGCCTGCGGTTTCGCTGATCATGTGGATGTTGTAAACATCCGTGATAAAGATGGTAAATCAACATGGCCGCAAAAGAACTCCGAAGAGCGCATTGACCGTGTGCTCAGCCAGAAGAGCTACTTCGCAGTGCAGAAAGAATACTACAATAATCCAATATACGAAGGGTCCGTGTTTAAAGAAATGGCATACAAGCCCGCCAGGCAACTCAAGGAGTATTCCTTATTGGTATGCTACACGGACCCGTCGTATAAGGAGTCTAAGAAAAACGACTTTAAGGCCACAGTACTGGTCGGCAAGTGGAAAGATGAATTTCATGTGATCAAGGCATTTGTAGAGCAGACAGGCACAGCTACTATGGTCGATTGGCATTATCAGATCATGGACTTCGTTGGCCAGCATGCATGTTATTACTTCATGGAGCTTGTCTTTATGCAGGATATCTTCTATGCCGAATTTAACAAGGAGTCGCGCAAACGGGGCAAAGCAGTCCCCATCACCGGTGATCAGCGTAGCAAGCCCGATAAGTTCGTCCGTATAGAATCCCTGCTTGAACCCCTCAACCGGAACGGCAAACTATACCTCAATGAAGATGAGCGCTCCAATATCAGCATGAAAAACCTGTACGATCAGTTTATTGCCTTCGGTCCCGGTGGCCGTGCGCATGATGACGGTCCTGATGCGGTAGAAGGTGCTATATGGATGATCAACAACAAAGAAGCCATTAAAGCCACTGCTATGGTCAAAATGGTTAAACATAGACGTAACCCCAACAAAACATTCTAATAATGCACTACGCTGATATCAGGAAAGCCCTGGAAGGGCAAACAGTAACCGTAACAGACCAGCAGCTCTGCGATCTCTTCGTTGATGATTTCGACAATCAGCCCCCCCTCTGCTGCGCCGCCGACCTCCAGTCCTGGTGCACCACCAATAATCTCACCCTGACATATGTATCAGGAGTGTATACAATAACGCCAAACGCATAAAATATGTACACGCCAATAATTGCACTCGCAGACCTTGAAAACTATATATACCCTGAAAAAATCACTGCGATAACCCGCAGTAATGCTACCATTGTCAACGATGCAATTGCGTCCGCGATAAGCGAAGTAAAGACATTCTTAGGGCGCTTTGATATAGTGGCCATGTTCGGTGATCCCGTAGCTGATACAGCCGCCACAATGCCCGCAGATCAGTTTTTAAATAAACTCTGTGCACACATTGCCTGCTGGAATATTGTGCAACTCGCAAACGTAGGCATTGACCTGTCTCTTATCCGCACAAATCAGGAAGATGCTATACACACCCTCACTCGCATACAGCAGCTCAAACAAGTGCCCCAAAACTGGCCACTTCTTGACCTGAATACCATAAATACGAATGCTACCAAAGGAAACCCGGTTCAAATAAAAGCACGTCCTAAACGTTCAAACAATTTTTAGTCATGGCTACAGCAAAGAAAAAACCAGAAACGAAAAAGACCTATAAAAAAAATGCAGCAGCAAAACCTGCCGGCCTTGCCATTACCGAGTCTAAAGACGTTCTCGTTAATCAGCCCTTCGGTCATAACAACTCTACTGTCTATAAAAATGAGCCTATAGTTGGCGGCAACGTAGAAGTCATCCTGAATGATATCTATGTCCGTAGCCCTATACGCACACAAATAGGTATCAACAACTACCTCGAAGCCCTCAGGGCGGCAGAAATGCGCCCTTGGCCTAACCGTACACGCCTATATGACATATACACCCATCTCTCACTCGATGGCCATTACACCGGCGTTAAAAACAAACGCATATTATCTGTAATAAACCAGATGATTGATTACTTGGGACCAGACGGACAGGAAGTAGAAGATATGCAGGAATTCCTTGGTAGTAATGAGTGTAACATACTTAAGCGCACCATAATGGAAGCCCAGGAATGGGGTATATCCGGTTTTGAATTTCTTCCTGGGCTTAAAGTAAACTTTCGCGTGATACCCCGAAAACACATTAAGCCTAAAACGCAAATCATCAGCATAGAGCAAAATGATCAGTCCGAAGGTTTTGACTATACTAAGCTCGACAATGTGTGGATTGTCGGAGAGCCGGAAGACCTTGGCTACCTGAACCAGTGCTGCCAGTACCTTATATATAAACGTGAAGCCATCGCCGACTGGGCAAACTTCATTGAGATATTCGGCATGCCTATCCGCGTCATTAAATACGACCCAAACGACCCAGACTCGGAAGCAAGGCTCACTAAAATGGTTGATCAGGATGGCAATGTCACTGCTATATTGATACCCAACACAGCGGAGGTAGAAATCATTGATGGCAAGACGGCCAACGCCACCGGGGGCCTCCAGGATACTTTTGTAAAGGCAATGGATCAGAACTTATCCATTATCATATTGGGAAATACCGAAACTACCACCAATTCATCCACAGGCACCGGCTCAAAAAGCAAAACACATTCTGCTCAACAAAAAGAACTCCTTAAAGCCGATCTCCGTTATCTTGAGGCGCATCTCAACGACCCACACTTTATAAAAATATTAGCCTCATATGGCCTGCCAGTTGTGGAAGGTGGCCGATTTAATATCAAATCGGAAATTGATATTGATTATGCGATTGCTAAAATAGAAATCGACACCGCCCTATCCGCCGCTGGTTTACGTATATCTACGGACTATTTTTATGACACATATAATATCCCTGAACCATCCCCGACAGATGAAGTCCTTAAAGCACCGGCTCCGGCAAACCCCAAAGGTCAGGACGGAATTAATTTATCGGATGATGAAGTTGCTTTACTGAAATCTATTGGAGAGCAAAGAATGCGCAGACCAAATTATAATGATTTTGGGGAAGCCATATCTGCCATACTCGATAAAAAGTTAAAAGATTTTTTCGCCTAAGCCCGGCTGCACACCTCCGGGCAAAAATTAAAATACTCTACGGCCATGTTCATCAGCTCGAAGATGATCATGACCAGGATAATGATGCACCTGCAGAATTGCCGGAGCCGTTTTTAAACCTCATTCAAAAGGTATTTGAAGGTGATATAAAGCCAGGCGACATAGATGATCCCACAGCGCTTCACATGGCAGAGAACTTCACCAAAGCCATAAAAGAAGGGCTTACCACAGAAGAAGTCACGCTTCCCGGCACGGAGGGTTACGATTATACAACTCCGGATGCCAAAATGTTTGAAGCCCTGGAGAAATCAGTATACCAGTTCAGCGCCGCAAAAAGCTACCAGATCAACCAGGCGCTCTCTGAGCTGCTTAAGCCTGTCATGGTGAGCGGAGTCGAATCCTCCCCGTCCTTTTCCCAATTTGAGACTGCAGCCAGGCAGAAGCTCGGAGTGTATGTAGATACCTATGGCAAAGTAGAATATAATGCAGCTGTAGCAGCTTCGCAAATGTCTGCCAAATGGGGCCGCTTCCAGGAGAGTGCAGATACAATGCCTTACCTGCAGTTTAAAACCTCAAAAGGGGAGCACGTTTGTCCTATATGCGCCCCTTATGATGATATGATCAGGCCCATCAATGATCCGGTGTGGGAATACGCCAGTCCGTTACTGCATTTTAATTGCTACTGCACTATACTGCAGCTACCCAACAGCACCTATATCCAAACCCCTGATGAAACCCTTCCTGATCCCGAACTCATCCCTGCCATGTTCCGCACCAACTATGCCCGCAAATCTCAGGCATTGCCTCCCGATCACCCCTACTATACCGGAGTACCAAAGAAATCTCTTAACACCTGGGCAAAAGAAAACCTGCCCAAAAGATCATAAATGCAGGACCCGCTACAAATACCACTAAAAAACATCCTTGATCGCATCAAGGCGCAACGTCCTGTCCTGGTAAACAAGATGGCGGCCACCGCATTGGTATTTATAGACCAGAACTTCCAGAAAGGCGGCTTCCAGGGCGCAACCTTCGAACCCTGGCAAAAAAGAGCAGACAAAAAAGATCAATCGCGGCCCATACTCATGAAAAGCACCGCCCTGCGCCGGTCACCTTTCAAATCCTATTCAGATGCTGAGAAAGCCATCATAACCTCCAGCCTGCCTTATTCCAAAATTCACAACGAAGGCGGCATGATCCCGCACCCCATGCGCGATACAATATTGAATTTCGCAAAAGACAGGGCAGGAAAATTACACCTCGGAAAAGTCCGTACCATTAATCAGCAGCGGGGTATTAGCACCATTCGCCGCGCCACCATCGGTGCTCACAGCACACAAATGCCAAAGCGCCAGTTTATGGGGCGGTCACCGGTACTGGATCAGCAGATCAAAGCCATGTTCAAAAAAGAAGTGCCACTCTTATTTAAAATCATTGTATCATGAACATAATGAACTCCCCATTCGGAAACATCTATTTCCAGATAATGCAAAAGCTGCTAACCATCACTGCTACCGCTCCAGATGAAACTGTCTACAACGTCATTAAGTTTATCGACATGGATTACGGCCAGCTTGATCAGCCGGAACGTCCCTGGGTTATATTTCCCTGCGTATTCATAGATTTTCCAAACTGGAAGTTCGAGCAGCTCACACAGGGTAACCAACGGGCCACCGGCAATATACTCCTCAAGCTCGCCACCGATCCCTACGAAGAAACAAGCAACCTTACGCCTGGCACCTACTCGCAGGCAGCCCTTAAAATATTGGAATTGGAATACCAGATATACCAGCTCCTGGAAGGATGGGTACCTCCGGTCGCATTTAATGAAGACAACAGCGTAAAGCAATTGGCTCAGCCCATGCACCGCATCAACTACGCCACAGACAACCGCCGCCCGGGCCTCAAAACCCGTGAGCTCATGTTCTCACACTCCTTCACTGATTTCTCCGCAAATATCCCCGTATTATATGCTCCGGCCACTCCCATCATCACAGGCACCCTTAATACACCAACATAAAAAAAGCCCCCAATTTGGGGGCTACTCATTTTCGGCTTATCATATTGCTATTCGCTTATTGCGATTAATTTATGGTTCTTAAACGCAAGACTTCCGCTAATGCTACTAATGGCATTACTGTAATACCAGCGTTCTATCTTGCCTTTATCAGTATAAGTGTTTTTTACATCATCGGCTCTGCCCAATGAAAGCTCACACATTTGGTCTGTCATCCCGATCCATACCTGCCCCTTAGCAATTCGCTTGGCAACTGACGCTCCATATTTAGGAGTCAATTCCTTTACTGTTTGCGCATAGGACGCCTTTTCGGCATTTTCACTTTCCTTTTGATCAGTGTACCTTTTTATCCACTCATCTTCTCCGGTAGTATTGGTGTGTGTTTTCCAATATGCCTGCCTTGCTTCTTCATATATCGCGCTATCAGCAGCATGCTTTCTTTTCTGAAAAGATTCCTTTGATTCTCCCTGCTTGTATTCAATCCCGTTAACATACGCTTGCCCATTTGCATTCAGCGATATCAGGCAGGCAATAAAAAGTATTAGCTGTTTCATGATCTATTTTTTTATAAAATTACCAATTAAATCGCATTTAAATAGCTCTTATACACTTTTTCAAATTGCGCCACCAATTTGCTCAGTTCCCCCACACTATGGTCATTAAGCGCCTTATGATACATCCCGTACTTCACACACCAATCATTTACCCGGGCCATATCTATTTTTGGCTTTTTGCCCTCTTCCGTTATCTGCCACTTCATTTGGTGGGCATAATGCAGTATCAGCTTCTTTTTCCTGTCTGCTTTGCCGTCATTTAATACCTGCTTATCTGCACCGGCCAGCTGTCCCTCCAGGTCCTTTATCAAATCTGCCGCTTCCTTCCAGCTCAGCTTCGTTGTGCTCGTTTCACGGCCATCAGTATACTGCTGCACCATCTGTGCCTTCACTTCCTTTCCAAGCCCTAGTTTAGCCAGCAAAACGTGTATTTTCGCTATCTGGCCATTGTTCACCTTATATTCAGTATCTACCATTTAAAAAAAGGATATTTTTCCTGCAGTTTAGCAATACTAATTTTTTCCCTGTGTATGCGCACTGATAGCCCAATGTTATCAGCGATCTTCTTACCTACCGTATATGGCGTCAGGTAAAATTCCCGCCCAAGCTGCTCCATTATCCAGTCATAGTCTAGCCTCGGATCATTCTTGCTCTTGTAATATTTGCTCCGGTAGTAATTATACCGGTACAGCAAATGCTCATCACGCTGCCTGATCAGTTCGGGGTCCCGTCCCCTGGTATCCTGCTGATCCTCATTCACCGGCTCTTCCTCCAGTCCGAACAAGGTATTATGAACCTTTCTCCCAGGTATTTGCCTCATAGTACTATTTTTTTTCTGGTGCTTTCATTTTATAAAACTCATCCCGCAGATGCATTCTTAAAAACGTATCCGGGTACATCTTAGTCAGCCAGCCATTCTGCTTCAGGTATTGCATATAAGCCTCATGCACATAAAAGGCATACTGCCGTTGATCATCACTCAGCCCTTTCCACAGCTTTTCCGCAGGTATCCGGTTCCTGGCATTATCATACACCATCCAGAACCGCTCAAAGCTCAGGTCCACATCCACCTTCACCACCTTATGGCCACAACTATTCACCCATCCCTTAAAGTTATCCAGGCTCAACCCATACCGCAGGTTTTGCAATACTGCCGCCTGTTGCTCATCAGTCATCGCCCAGCCACAGTTCTCAAACAGCACTAGGTAGCCCCTCTTATTGAACCCATAAACCAGGTAGCCCTCAAACTTTGTGGATACGAGTATATATTTAACCATTATTCAGCGTTTTCTTTTTTCTTAAAGTAAAGTGCATTCCGTTTCCTCGCCTCCTCTTCCCATATTATATAGTCCTCAATGCCGCCCAGTCGGTTCTTTTTCGGGTAGGCTATAAACCGCTTCACAAAAATCCCCACCATCCCATCATACATAATATCCTTACCGGTTCGGCTCTTAGGTTCATTACCATTCGCATGACTTAGAAAAAATATTCGTCTGCGTTTGCCATGTTTCTCCTTCAGGTCAAAATATTCTTCCGTGGTCATGCGCAAGTAGTCCAGGCTGTCAACAAACACAAATGGTGGGCAACTCCTCCTGCTCAGGTATTCATCAAGCTCCTCCACTAGCGACATTGACCGTTTACGCTTTTCAAGTGGGTCAACGATAAAAAACTTACCATTTACCTCACTCATGTTATTACGTTTAAGCGCCATTTGCAGATCAGCTCCATGTCCCTGCTCATAACTCAGCCAGCCCACCTTGTCAAACCTCGTCACATATTTGGCTAGCCTGATACTATATTCTGTTTTCCCATTCCCGGGGTCCCCGTATATGATCCCAACAAACCCATTCGGTATATCTCCCAGGTGCTCCTTCCATTCCCCGTCTGTTTCATTCACCTTAAACTTCTTCTTCTGCAGCTGATGTACACCTAGTGTCTTCATTATGTAAATATGAATTTTTTACCGTCTTTTCTAATTGTCGTTACTATCGGGAAGTCCTCTTTTACTATCTGATCTAGGTTTCTGATCAGGTTTTTCGATGAGCAGAAAGCAACATATTTTTTGCCGTCAATAGCTATCTGCATATGCAGGCACTTTTCGCATCCTGGCTTCGGGAACTTGGAATCAACCACCCTGTAATCATGTATTTCGATCTCCTCGTCAAATAACTCATCCATTTCCTTTTTCTTCCCCGTGAATGGCCCGTCTGCTATCGTTATGTTCAGGTCGCTGAATCGCTTCATGTAATAGTTTCTTTTTTAGGTGTCTGCAATTCCCATGCTTCAAAAAGCCGTTATAAGAGGCGATCATTGCCGGGTCTTTACTTTTCTTCAGTTTCCTGGCAAAGTTTTTCTTGATCCGCTTACGCACCAGAATGTGCGTATGATAAAACACATACCCCACAAAGTCCACTCCACGCTTATCTACCGGGAATACCTGGTAGTTACCCTTTACCTCCAGCTTCAGCTTCCTAGCCAAATACTCTCTTATATCTGCCAGTAGTTGGTGCAGCGTAGGTTTATCCGGTGCCAGGATCACAAGGTCATCCGCATACCTGAAGTAGTATTTTACGCCCTTCACCTCTTTGATCCAGTGATCAAACCCTGCCAGGTAATAATTAGCCAGTCCCTGGCTCAGATAGTTGCCGATGGGCAAGCCCGGTGCGCTCCGTATGATCTCCTCCAGCAGCCACAAAAGATCATTATCCTTAAACTTCCTTCGCAGCAGCTCCATAAGTATATCATGGTCTACATTAGGGTAGAATTTCCGCACATCCATCTTCAGGCAATACGTTGTGCCTGGCACGTCCTTAAATGCCCGTTTTACCGCATAGAAAGCCCCGTGTATGCCTTTTCCCTTTATGCAGCTATAAGTATCAGCTGTAAAAACGGATGTAAACACCGGCTCCAGGTAATTCAATATCGCATGGTGCAATATCCTGTGTGGATAATAATCCGATCTGTATACCTCGCGCTCCTTTGGCTCATGTATTTTAAACACATCATAACCGCCTGCCTTATAGGTTTTATTCAGCAACATCGCCCGGAGCGCTGCAAGGTTCGCATCGCGTTTCTGGTCATGTTTACGTATGCCACATTGCTCCTTTCCCTTCCTGGCTTTATCGTCTGCCAGTTCCAGGTTTGCAATACTGCATATGTTCTGATATATATTCGCTATTCTTTTCATGAGCCTTTGTGCTTCAGGTCTTCTTCGCTTTCGCTACCAAAGCCCCGTTTTCACTTGTTATTTTTTGCCATGTTGGCAAGGTCTGCGCCACTTTATTTCGTTAACAAATGTGGGCACTGATATTCGCATTCGAGTTGTCGTAGTTGCAGTCGTTGAACGACAGGCGGAAACCCGCAGGACTCAGCTATAGTGGCGCACAACCCATTATTTTAACCCAGCGTCAGCTTATATAGCGTTGGGCAACTCTTACCCATAAACGTTGCTACCTCCCTGTTTTTGCACGCGTGGCGGGCACCGACAATCGCAGCCGAGTCGTCGCAGATGCAGCCGAAGAACGACAGGCGGAAACCCGCAGGACCTTCTTCAGGAGCTTGGTCGGTAACGGGTTCTATATCAAACCACGGATACCATTTTTCCTGAGTAGTATCTGCCAGATCAGCTTCCCACAATTTCCCATCGTTTGCGATCATGTTATTTGCTTCAAGTAAGGTCTCAAGCTCATGATCAGCATTCAGGCGCTGTTGTTTTTTCGCGGAGTACTGCGGTACATCAGGGTATTTTGTGTCACGCTTCAGGTACTCGCAGGCCGCTACATAGCTTGTTAAAAATTGTTTCATTTTGGTTACGTTTTAGTTTTGGATTAAAAAATATTGTTACTCCTGATCTACCAGGTCT